ATAAACTTCTGTATTTACTCCTTCAAATAATACCTCAGTATTGGTATTTAATTCTACTTCTCCAATTGGTTGACCTTTTTCATCATTTTTAGTCCATTTACTATGTTTAAAAACTTCAATTGTATGGTTTGAAGATCCTAATACTAAATTCATTCTATTACATCCTTCTACCCAATCTGCAGGGGCAATTGTTGTTTCAATCCCTGCTGTAACTCCTATATTAAATTTACCTACAGGTTGAAATTCATTCGGGATTGTAATTTGTACCCAAATATCAGGTTGTGGGTGTTTATCTTGTGGGTTTGGATTGAAGAGATGTTTTTCTAAAAATCCCCATTCAGGATTATCTTTAATAAAACCCCAAGGAGTATCACCCCACCTTTGAGGGATGATTTTTACTTCGTATTTGTCTAATTCTATAAGAGCTTTTACTATATCACGACTACGAGAAGCATAACCTGAGTAGGTATCTATTGGGCAACTTATTACAACTGTTGGTTTATTCATATTCTTTTTGTTTTTCTTGTTTTTTTCTATTTTCAATTAAGTTTATAACATCCGATTCTCTTAGGAACGCGGTTCCACCCCAAGGGTCACTTACTAATAAAGATCCATCTTCAAAATCTCTTATTATATAAAGGTCTTTACAGTATCTTTCAAATTCCTTTTTCAACCTTAATATATTAAACTATGATTTAATACCTTTTTATCTTCTATGCTAGTATCTATGAGTTCATATTTTTCTCTTGGTTTCCAAGTTTCAAATAATTCATCTAATGCTTCTGTAATTCTGTTACCCATCATTTCACCTGTAAAACCTGCTTCTTCACTTAGAGCCCATTGTCTTCCTTTTTCTCCTCTCCTCTTCCTTTCTTCAGGGGACAAACTCCATACTGCTCTTATTTGTCTAGCAGCATCTTCTGCTGTGCATCTATCATCCCATATATATGGGGTTTTAGGAGATCCTTGTAATGAACGATTTGTTGGAAAAACCGGAAATGCCCATTCACCATGTTTTTTATAAGTGCCTAAATGGTTAGATGGAAAATCTTGATCAAAATCAATCCACCCTCCTTTTTTTACACCAGGACCTTCATCCATGTCATATTCAAATCTCATTTGATCTTGCATCCCACCAGTTACATTAGCTATAATTGGGGTTCCAGTTAACATTGATTCAGTTAATGTTAAACCCCAACCTTCATTTGAAGTTAGTAGTATTTGAACATCCGACATATTATATAACAGATTTAATTCTTCAACTGATATTGGTTTATCTACAAAGAAAATAGTATCTGGATAGTCTTTGTCAAATAATAGTTCTTTTACTGCCTGTAAATTAGTCCCGTGTTCGGTAGATATTTCTGTTTTTAAAATAAAAGCACATTTCTTAGCTTCTTCTTTAGGTAAACCATCTAAAAACATCCTAAAGGCAACCATTGCATCAGGAATTTGTTTTCTTCTAATGTTTCTGGAGTTGAAAAACATTATAAAATCTTTCTCATTATCCCCAAATATACTCTTTTTGAGGTTTTTTAGATTTTCATAATCAATTGAATCCTTTGATATAGGAAAGTAAAAATCAGTGTTTAACCCATGGGGGACATACTTGAATATTTTATTTTTACCCTTATCCCCTAATACAAGTTTATTTATATTTCGGGTTTGTTTTGAAATAGCTAGTAAAGCATCACAAGATTCATAAAAAGCTCTATTATATAGAGGAGCAGGATAATCATCCCAGATATTGAGATAGATAATAGGCATTTTTTTCCTTATTTCATTCTCTATATTAAAAAGCCATTCAAAATATCTTGGATCTGTAATGATAAAGATAGCATCTGGTTTTTCTAAATTTATAATTTGCCTTACTAATTCAGAATTACCATACCCATCTACAGGATATAATACAACACTGGAATCAGTTAATTTTGTTTGTTGATTAGTAGCATCACTTAAATCAAACCTTTTTCCCTTTTCTGGGTGTTGGATAGCCCCTGCTATTTGAGTCCAATTAAAATGTTGGGCTGTGTGTACAACCATTTCTTTAGCTACTGTAGCTACCCCTGAATGGACTCTTATATCATCACATATGAGGAGGATTTTTTTCCTTTTATCTTTAGGAATATACTTAAAACTTGAATCCATAAATCTTTTATAAATCTAAATTAGTGTGGTTTGTTATTTTTCTTCTAAAAGTTTCATCTGTTAAATAAAGATGAATTGCTCTATCAGAAAGTTTCTGAAAAGAGAACTTTCTTTTGACACATTCTACCTTAAAAGGTATAAATAAGTCGTTTTTTATTTTAACACTTGTGAGTGTCATTTCTTTTTTATCTGCCATGATTTTGTTAATTTGGTTTTTTTGACGATATATAAATATATTGATTCTTAGGAATTAACCCCTACTTTACATAAACTTTTCTCATTTTTAAATGGGCAAAAATTACAATTGAACTTTGAGGGGTTTGGTAACATCTCATCTTCAGTATATTCTTTCCCAATAAAACATTTTTCTATAAATTCATTTAAAGCTTTAGTAGCTTTGTTAGTTTTTACCTTCCCTGAAGCAGGAGCAAACTCCTGAACTCGTTTTTGAGGGAAATCACAATCTTCATATATTTTTCTTTTAACAATGAAGAACTCAATATCAATACTTTCCTTTGGTATTCCAAATTGTTTTGCAAAGAATTCTTTATATAAAATAAGTTGAAATTGTTTACCTTCATCTTTTTTATTATAATCATTCCACCCTTTAGTTGATGTTTTAATATCAATTATTTTAAACGTATTTGTCGGTTCATGATATAGAACTAAATCTAAGTACCCAATATATAAAATATTAGGAAATTTAGGGTTTGGTGATTGTGTTATTGGAGTTTCAATCCCAGCTAAAAACCATCCTCTTTTGCTAAAATATTGACCTCTTCTTTTCTTTATAAAATCGATAATCTTTAAACCATCTTCATAAAACTCTCTTAATTCTAATGAAGATGAAAAATGAACCTTCTTATTACTTTTATATTCTTTAGCATAAGTGAGTCTAAGATTTTCCTTGAATATTCCTTCTATATCTTCTCTATCAGCTGCTGCTCCACTTTCTTCATACAATACCTTTATATAATGTTGAAGTGTTTCATGCATTGCAGTTCCAAAAACTGTATGGATCGAGGGAGAATATTTCTTATAACCTTCTCTGTAATTTAATGACCAATGTTTTGGACATGATTTCCACATTGAATATTGAGAAAATGATACATTTTTTTGAAAAGTATAATTTACTCCAGGTGGTTTGTAATTTTGTATTTCCCTAATAATAGGGGGGATTTTCTTAGGCATAAAATTTTATTTCATTAACTTCTTTGCTTCTTTTCCTTCAATCCCCATGTCTCTTAATAAAGATAGTATATCTTCCTTGTTCATTACATCAATGTACGAACTTCCCTCTGCTTTTCCAACTTTAAAGTAAGAAGCAATTTTTTCAATTAATTCCATGCTAGCACTTTTATTCTTTGACTTAATGTATTTAAGAAATACTTTTCTTTTTGGAATCATTTCCCTATAAAAATTGTATATCTCTTTTTTGTTAGTAGGCATAAGAGTTTGCGCGTAATTAGCGAGTTCAATGTAGTAAACATTGCAGCTTATGAATCTATGCACGAGCCATGGATTAAATATCTCCCAGTCTTTATCCGTAAATTCTTGAGCAGGCGTTTTGTGGAGAGTTATTTCATTAAGCCAACAAAAAATGTTATTTGTACGATTTTTCAATTAAAGAGCAATTTCTTCGTATTCCCCTCTCAATTCCTTAGGAACAGAATCTATTAAAATCTTCTTGGTTTCTAAATCATAAAATACTGGTATGGGTAAAAGTGCATCTTCACTTCCTCCCATTACAAATTTGGATACTTTTCTAATTACAAAAGCTTGTCCGAATAATTGACTACCATCAAATCCTTCTACGGCTGTGGTATTTTGTAGGTCAACATTTAATTGAGGTTGTTGTTCATTTCCATTCATATTACTTGTGGTTTTTTGGTTTCTATTATTTTTGAAAAAGCTGAACTTATATTGATCTCTTTATCTATACGAAATTGGGATTGATATTGATGTTCATTTAAAATTACGGCTACAGATCCTTCTCTACCTGGAGCATATTCTGAAGCATTATCAAATAAAAATCTGTATAATTCCTCAAAGTCTTTAATTCCAGAATCTGCAATTATTTGTCTTAAGGTTCTAAAATTAGTATTTTTTGATTTTAATTCCTTCAATACTTCACTCATATAATTATTAGCTATTAATACAGTTTTATCTATCTTTAATTGGTTATCAATTGTGGATAATTGAATTGTATTAAGCATTTTTCTTAAATCAGGATAATATTGATTTACAATAAGCTTTATATCTTTTGGGTATGCTAATATTTGCTCTTGGGCTAAGACCCACCTTAAATGTCTTGCTATATCTGCCTTAGAAGGAGGTATAATTTTCATTACCTGACACCTTGATTGTAGTGGATCTATTATTCTTTCTACAAAATTACAAGTTAATATAAAACGAGTGGATCTAGAAAATGTTTCTATTACGTTTCTTAAGGATGCTTGTGCTTGTATTGTTAAAAAATCTGCTTCATCTAATATAACTACTTTTATTGGTTTGAAAGACATTACCGATGCAAAACCCGATACTTTATCTCTTATAGTTTCGATTCCTCTTTCATCACTTGCATTTATATAGATATGGTCACAATCTAGATTGTTAACTATAAGTTTAGCTAAAGTGGTTTTTCCAGTTCCACTTGGGCCATAAAATATAAAATTTTGTATATCATTTTGGTCTAGATATTGTTGGATAGTTTCTTTTATTTGGTCATTTCCAACAAAAGTATCTAATTTAGTTGATCTCCACTTTTCAACTAGGAGACCATGGTCTTTTCTATCATTCATAACTTAAATATACGTAACCTTTTTGGGGATTCCAAATTAGTATTCATCCCCATATATATTGTACTTTTTAACAGGTTCTGGTTTGACTTCTTCTTTGGATGTTTTGATAGCGTACAATTTACTATCTAAGGGGGCTAATCTATATTCACCTTTAAACCCTGTTGAATTTAGGTATGCTTCTAAAGCATCTGTAAGTGATTTGTGGATGATTTTTTTAGAGTCATCTACTAAGGTCCACCTATCTCCTGGTGGTACCCTAGTAGCTATTAACTCATTTCTTTCTATAACTTTTGTTTTCATTACATCCCCATTCCCATCATTGATGGGTCGATTCCTTGGTCTTTCTTTTCTTCAGGTTTATCAACTACTACTGCTTCTGTGAGTAAAATTGTACCAGCAACTGAAGCTGCATTTTGTAATGCACTTCTTGTTACTTTAAGTGGATCTATAATACCAGATTCTTTCATGTTTGTTATTGAATCTGTTTTAATATTATACCCTACCCAAGAATCATCTTCATCTTTAAGTTTATGAGATAAAATTTGTGCCTCTGTTTCAGTTTGACCAGCATTTGTTAAAATCTGCTCAAATGGTTTTTTACAAGCTTGTTGAACTATTTTTAAGCCATAATTAAAGTCAGGGTTTCCATTTTCTAAAGTAAGAGGAATTGTATTTGAATTTAATAAAGCAATTCCACCCCCAGATACAATACCTTCTTCAAGTGCTGCTTTTGTGGCATGTAAAGCATCATCAACTCTATCCTTCTTTTCGTGCATTTCTAATTCCGTATTTCCACCAACATGAACAATAGCTACTCCTCCAACAAATTTAGATAATCTATCTTGTAGTCTTTCAATTTCAAATGGGGTATCTGCTTTTTCTATTTGTTTGGTTAGTTCTTCAACTCGGGTTTCTATTTCTTCAACTGATCCTTTACCATCAACAATGGTAGTTTTGTCTTTTCCTACAGTAACAACACGAGCTTCTCCAAACCATTCCCATCCAAATTTTTCGAGTTTCATTCCTTTTTCTTTTGAAAATACTTGTCCACCTGTTAGAGTTGCAATATCTTCCAAAACAAGTTTTTTTCTATCTCCAAATTCAGGTGATTTAACAGCACATACTTTTAATGTACCTCTCATTTTATTCACAATAAGAGTTGCTAAAGCTTCATTATCAATATCTTCAGCAATAATTAAAAGAGATTTACTAGTGTTTGAAACTCCTTCTAAAATAGGAAGTAAATCTTTAACACTTGTAAATTTATAATCTGCTATTAAAATATAAACATCTTCCAAAGTAGAAGTCATTGTGTTGTTGTTAGTAACAAAATAAGGTGACTTATATCCTCTGTCAAATTGCATACCTTCAACAGTTTCTAAATAAGTTTCTCCTGTTTTAGATTCTTCAATATGAACAACTCCTTCTTTACCTACTTTTTCCATTGCTCTAGAAATCAACTTTCCAACTGTTTCATCATTATTAGCTGAAATTGTGGCAATTTGTTCTAGTTGATCTTGGGATGCTATGTCTTCAGATATTCCATTTAGAGATTCTATTATAGCAGTAACTCCTTTATCAATTCCTTTTTTAATGTCTACAGCATTGGCTCCATCATTTAACTTTTTAAGACCCATATTAATCATTTCTCGGGCTAATAGAGTTGCTGTTGTGGTACCATCTCCAGCAATATCAGAAGTTTTAATTGCTGCTTGTTTTAACATCTGTACCCCTAATTCTTCAATAGGGTCTTCTAATGCTATACTTTTAGCTACAGTAACTCCATCTTTTGTGGATTGTGGGTAATCACTGGGTTTGGATATGACAACATTTCTACCATTAGGACCTAGAGTTGCTACAACGGCATCAGCCATTTTATCAATTCCTTTAGTTAATTTTTTTCGGGCTTCAGGGCCGATTTCTATAATTTTACTCATTTTCTAATGTTTTTTCAAGTTCTTTTTTTTCTTCCTTAGATACTTTGGTTTGTTCTAATACCTCACCTAGTGGGGTTGTTGATTTAATTTTTGCCAAAATTTGATTTTCTTGACCAATGTAGTAATCATCTCCCTTATGTTCAAGTTTTGTAAAACCCATTGTTGGGAGAATAACAACATCTCCTGTTTTAATGATAGTTTCTATAAACCCAACTCCAGCAACATGACGTCCAGGACCAACAGCAACAACTGTGCCGTGTTCATTTCTATCTTTTCCTAAATCGGGTACTACAATTGAACCATAAGTGGTTTCCTCTTCTTCTAGAGGTTTAACAATAACTGCATCAAATAATGCTTCTAATTCTTCCATAATATAACTTTATTCGTTTGGGTTAATATAATAATAATTTTTTAAAAAGCAAACCTAGGGTGCGGTTTTCTTTACTTAATTTTTACTGATTTTACTGATGTTACATTGGATGAATAAGGGATTGTTACATTTAATAATCCATTTTCCATCTCAGCTTCTGCTTTTGATAAATCAAAACGAGGAGCTACTTTATAACCAAAACTAAATGATCTTTTGGCTATACCCTGATAGTAGTATTCATTGGCATCTGAGGTGTTATCTTTTTCATAACCAACTCTTAAAACATCTCCTTCAATATCAAGATTGATATCTTCTTTTGTTAATCCTGTACAGGCAACGTCTAAATGAAGACCTTTTGGGTTTTCATAAACATCAACTGGGTGTTTTAATTTTACGGAGTGAAGGGGATGAAACGGTGTATCGTTATCGAAAAAATTTCTGACAAGAATGTCAAAAGGTGTTGTTAATTGTGGACTAAGTCCATTTTCTGTTATTTCTCTTAAATAAGTCATAATTCTAAAATTTATTGGTTAAATAATTAATTTATTTGTTTTGGTTCCCTTTCGGTAAACCGATTTGCACCCTAAGTTTGCAATAATACATATGTAATAATATTTTTTTTATTTAAAAATTTTCTTCTGCTTTTCTTATCATATAATATTCACTCTTAATATTCTTGGAGTAAAATTGTAGATTCATTAATCCTGTAGAACTTACACTTAAAGTCCCATAATCTTGATCTTTATTAGAGTATAATATAGTTTTAAACATGTCTGAGTTGAATGGAATGATAATATC